ATCATCGGTTAGGTTGTCCGAATAGGTTTTTCCTGTTCCGTCATCATAAAAGTTAACTGTTTCTGCAACTACGAAAGTATCTTCAGGGTCTACCGAACCCACAAACTTAAGTGTTGTTTTCTTTGTAAGTGTGATTGCACTACTAAGTGTTATACTTAATTTATTAGATGCAATTGCACTTACCGTTGGGTTGGTCGCCAACCCTGTATCGAATACTTCATCTCCGACACTTATAGAACTATTTATCGCACTTGCAAATACCACATTGGTAGATGAACTTTGTGCATTTGCAATCTCTCCGAATGCAGGTTCATAGTGTTTGACTTCTTTAACAAGACCCGATTCTGATATCTGAGTCGTTGAGAATCCTTTAGTAACATCAGGATTAATGTATGTTCTTTCGATAACATTCTTAATAATTTTACCATTGTAGATTGGGCCGAAGAAGTATATTTTCATATCGAAAGTAAGTGTATGTTCTATAACACGTCTTTCTGTAAACTCTCCGTCATAAGTGTCGGTCATTTCAACACCTGTAAGTGTAATAGGAACGTCTCGAACTTCACTCATCTCATCAATCATTTTCATGGAAACGGTGTATTCGGGTTGGAAATATGGTAGTATCTGTTCTACAATTTGGAGTCCGTCCGAAGCTTGTTTTGCAAGAACACTTAGTGTAAAACTTATTGTATAAGGCGCTGGTGCATACTGGAATCCACGGTTAGATTTATCTGCGTTTAGTCCACCCTTTTCAGTTCTAATTAATTTGTTTTGTTGTCTATTTGCATCATACTGAAATCCTGTTATTTCAAATGCAAGTCTAGGTAGACTTATTGCACTTCTATTACCGTCACTTAGATTTGCCTCTTCATTAAGTCGTGCTAACCATTTTGCTTTTGGGCCATATGATATAGGAACTATCTGTTGTGCAAGAACTGTTCCGTCTGCTTTAGTTTTTTTGATTGTAACGTTATTAAATAGTGTTCCAAAAATAGATACACTTCTCTTAATAGTTTCATGATAAAAATGAGTCCCAAACATTATCCATTTACCTCTATATAATCTTTCAGACTTTTAACTGTATGCAGTTCTTCTACGTCTTCATCAGGCATTTCTATGTCGTACTCTTCTTCTATTTGCATTATTAACTCAACAACATTCAATGAATCAAAACCCAAATCCTCTACGAAGTTTGAATCGTCTTTCACTGAATCTTGGTCGCAACCAACTACTTCTGCAACTATTTTTTCTATCATTATGTTACCTCACCGAATGGGTTTGTTTCTGAGAAGTCTAAGTATCCGTCTGCTTTTGTTTCAAAGTCTAGGTTATCTGCACTTCCGTCATTACCCATAGTCATAATGTCTACGATACTTGAAATTGTGTGTGATGCATTTCCTTCTGCACCAACCAAGACATCTCCAACAAGTAGTGTCTTTGTATTGTCTCTAATTCTTAGGTTTCTAGTCACAGGATTCCAAGAGATAACTTCTCCCACTACAACACTACTTAGTGTAATATTCTCGTTGTTTGTATAGTTTCCTGAACCACCTTCAGCCATTGTTAAGTCAATGTAGTATGCTTGTTCGTCTTCTATTAAGTCAATATTTGAAATATTAGTATCGAAGTCTTCTCCACTGTATTCAAACAATTCACATTGTAATTTAAATACAAATAGTTTTCCGACTTGATAGAATGGATTCTCATGTTCTACGAATTTGATTTCAAACATTGAACCACTTAAAGGGAAGTGTATTAAATCCCCTTCGTTGGGTCTTAGTGACGTTGCAAGGTTAGAGTCTAATGATATAAACCTTTCCCAACTTCTGAGTGAGATTACGAATGTTGCAGTATCCCTAACTGAAACCCCGAACTTAGACATTAAGTCTCCTTCGCCCTCAAAACCTTCTACATTCTCGATATACATTTCCACTGAATATGCATCACCGAATCTAGACTGAACGTCTTCATTTAGTATAGTATCTTCTTCTACAACTTCTCTTGGTAGATAATATGTTTCGTGTCCATACATTCGTAAGGATTCGACAACTAAATCTTCGTAAAGATGTTGTTCAGTATTTACTGCGTGATTGAAAAATACGTTAGTAGGCATGGGTTTATCCCATCATGTCCATAACAGGCATTTCGTAATTTAACCTTGATTCTTCCTCTAGTCTTAGAATCTCTTCTTGTGCTTCAGTTTTCATACGTTCAGAATCTAGTGTTACTCCGCCTGGCAATTGTATACCTTGGAATTTTGCAAGATTTTCCCCCCATTGATATTTGACTTTTGCAGTCGCATATTTCTTTAACCACATATCGTTATAGACATCAGTCATATCATTAGGGTCTATTTTTCTATAACATTCAATGATAATCCACTCATTTGCAGTCAATTTTGATGCATTGTAGTCTATGTACAATCTATTAGAATGCATATTGAATCTTATAGGTATCTGACCCACTAACATTTGATTGAGTAATGCAAGGTGTGATTGAACTTGAGAGTAATACATAACACTTGTAGATGTTAAATCCCACAAGTCATTTAGTCTAAGTTGATATTGAATATCAAACATATTTGATTGTGTTCCACTTGAGAACGGGAATAGATTTATAACTGAAAGAACGTGTTCGGGTAGTGTTAAATAATTCTTACCTTCCCCGTAAGTCTGTCCTGATATTGCTTGAGTTCCAGTTGTTGCAGCTGCGTGTGTTTCATTTGTCTTAAATGAATCTATTTCTGTTTGAGTAATTTGGTGTTTTAGATAGGTTTTGATACTTCCATCGTAATGAAATTCACGAAAATACTGCAGTGCTTCATCAACTCTATCGTCCAGTTGGTCGTCATCGATGTTAATTTCTACAACAGGAGCTCCTAATGCTCTCTTGATGTAATCTTTAAATGTTGCCTTTGAGTTTGGTGCGGCCATAATAGTTTTCCAGTAGTAATAATCTTAACTATTACTATTTATACCATTTGGGAACCTATTCTTGGAAGTATGTCTTAGATTGTAGTCTGTCTATTTTTTCGTCAATTCGCTCAAGAGTATCTTTCATTCTCTCAAAATCCTTTTCTATTTGGTCTCTTGTGACATAATCTTTAGCAACTTCTTCTCTAGTCCTATTAATTAGGATAGAAAGTCTTTGTTGTTCTGCCACGATACTTCTCACCAAAAATCCTATTGGTGCTAGAATAAGAGTAAGGAGTACATTCCAAATTATATGAGCGTCTACTATGATTTCCATAGTACTATTTAGAAAATCGAACTACCTAATTATGTTACCTTTTTCGTCTAAATTAAACAAAAGTTCATCTCTATCGTAATTTTCAGTTACACCCATGTTTGCGCCTGGGGTGGCATAATCTATAAAGGTATTGAATGAAATACTGTAACGTTCTTTATCGGTTGGATTAGGTTCAACCATGTGCATTGCACCACTTGGAAATAGTATACACTCACCTGTTACAGGTTCAAAAGAAAATGAAGTTGGGGTTCTTTCACTTGCAGGGAAGTCCGAAACAACTTTAGGCATTGTATCAATCATAGATATTCGACCTTCGTCACCGTCTGCATGGATATACAAAACACCACTATACCAACAACCATTGTGTAAGTGTGGTGCATTCCAAGCTCCCTTGTCATTAATATTTGCCCAAGAATTGGTAACTTTAACCTTACAAACTGAAGGGTTTAATCCATGAAAAGGCAAAACCTCATCAATAAATAATTGTTGTATTCTATTCATACACTTTTGAAAAGTTGGGTTACTTTCACACCCGTCATTTGATTGCCAACCAGTATATTGATTAGAGAGTTGTCTACCAACTGGGTCTCTCCGTCTCATAGCGTCCATTTCGTCTCTTAACATTATAGAATATTCTTCAGAATACCCTTTTTCTTCAGTTAAACTTTCTTGGTGAAAATTTCTATGAAAAAGAAATGTTGGAAATAATGCTCTAACTGCCATCTTGTATATCCTCGTATTCAGGTTTTAATTTGCCAGTCTTAGGGTCAAAAGGACACTCTGTAGTATCTTCTTTGAAATATTTTTGTTTAGGTGTCCATATCTTACCCCTTTTATACGGGCCTGCTCTATGTAGTTCGTCTGCATAACCTGTTCTAGATAATTCTGCCATTGTTTTATTTTCATTCTCTGAGGTATACTCGGACAAGTTTTCAATATATGACTTATGAGATTTTAATTGATATGTTGCAACCCACTCCTCTCTTTTATAAGGAATGACCTGTACCATAGGTGTACCTTTTGGAATTACAAAAGAATGGTCTACTTTAGGATAGAATATAATTTGTGAGTTATCTTTGTTAACATTAAATTTATCTGTATCTATAATACCTTGCCATGTTGCAAAGAAGTCATTCTGAAACAAAAATGGGTCTAAGTAGAAACATGAGTATCCTTTAGGGGTTGTTATGTTCCAAGGATTAGACATTTTAAATGCATCTTTCATTGGAGTATCCATTCCACCATGAGGTCTGAATGCATCATGCATTTGAACGGTTGGATGTGTTTGAGATGCATATCCTTCCATTTCACCCATACGAGTATCTTCTGTATGCCAATATCTAGAATCACCATCGTCAATAGTAACACCATTTCTTACATATAAATCTCTGTTTGCAAGAATAATATATCCCGATGATAACCAATCTTGCATTGCAGGACACGAACGAATTGTCTTATTAATAGTTCCGTTTACAACTTCTGCAACCTTTGCCTTTTTCCACCAATCGGGTTGAATAGACTTTGCAAGAACTGGTTTAAAATTCTTTAGTGTTTCTTTATCGTATGTATGAAAGTCTATCGTTGGCATGATAATTTTCCCCCTCTTCCTCAAATCTTACTTCGTCACCACGAATTACTAAAGACCTTCTATCCATATATCTTGCTGATGGTTCGGGTGCATCTGCACCATGTGGTATCCTACCATCACACATAATTAATCTATTTGGTTTAAACTCTATCTCACCAATTTGATGATTTTTGATATGTTCGTCTCTTCCGTCTAAACCTTGTTGTCCTTCGTCATACAATCTTAACTTTCCACCCCATGATTTATTCCAAAACTTATTTGGGTAATACAGGAAAGATAGATTCCATTCGTCATTCATATCACAATCTTGGTGAGTAGTTCCTTGTAAACCTTGAGTTTGAGAATTTAAACCTGCGTATTGGAATCTAACCCATTTAAAACCAAATTCAGTTTGTAGTCGTCTATCTAGATATCTTGTAAACCATGTTGTCTCAGTTGGAGTATCATCATCCATTTTATAGTCATTTCTAAAAAAGGTTGCTCCCCAAAAACTATGGTGAGGTAATCCTGTAGATGAACCACCAGCGACTTGATTAGTTTTACTCCAAATATTGTTATGAGAGATTTGTTCATCATAAAAATGATGAAGGGGTTGTGCTAACCAATCATCTAATACATAAACTTTTGTTAATGGTAGTTCCTGTATCTTAAATGGTTCGTTTAGATAAACGATTTCCATAATTACCTTGCTTTATGGTCGGGAAGGTTTGTTGGTCTTGGGATATGTTGTTCGTATTGTTCTTGGTCTTTCAAAGAATCTTCACGAGTTGC